ATAATGAAATACACCAGACAATCCTTTCTTTTGCCCTGCCTGTGTTAATGTAGGACAAGGTAGATCAGGTGCTGGTCGTATCATATTAAACATAGACTGTTTAGGATTGATATCAATAAATTCAGGATCACTTGGTTTTCTATGTTTGGTCGGACTGAAAGGTAATAACTCAATCCATTTCTTTTGAAAACTACCCTCTACAAAATCTAATAACATTTGTACTTCTTCAGGATCATTTTCTAAATCTTCAATTGCTTCTCTTAATGTTGGTTGTTTATTATGTGGTTCTGGATATATGATACTATCCATGTTCATAAAGTTTATACCAATATCATCCATGACATCATTTCGTATTGCAACAAAGAAACATCTTTGTCTCGCTTGTGGTGTGCCGTAGTCTGCAGCGTTCATTACTTTACCAACTGCCTCGTAACCAATATCACCAAAACTATTTACTATACGATTAAAGTATTCTTTTGCAGTACCCATTGTAATACCTGCAACATTTTCACCAATGATTATCTTTGCCTGTACATCTTTGGCAACTCGTATAAACTCAAAAAATAAATCTTCTATATTATCAACTTGTTTATTGTCACTATATTTTTTAGTTTTATCCCAACCCTTTTCTCTTTTACCTGCAATACTAAACGCACTACAAGGTGGCGAACCATCAAGTATATCTAACTCGCCTTGTTGTATTCCTGCGGCCTTGAGTAAATCATGACCAGTCAATTCTTTTATATCGTTGGGTAATATTGGGGTATCAGGATAATTAGATTTATATGTATCTATTGCACTTTCAACAAATTCATTAACTGCAAGTATATTACCACCTGCAAGTTTATAACCTGTTGATGACCCACCACCTCCTGCAAATGTTGATATTACAGTAAATAGTTTCTGATCTGCTGATTTATAGACATCTTCTAAAAAATACATGTAGCCAGTATATCAGGTTGTTATAGATTTGTCAAGGATGAAAAAGTCTTTAATTTCTCTCGTTTTTCTTTAACTCTATTTTCAACATCATCATATTCTACTAACCCTTTTTCTTCAAGTAGTTTTATCATGCATACAACATCACCTACCTCTTTTGTTAGATTTTTCATTGCTTTTGTATCTTTACCAAATCTTACAATCTTCATACATTCTTGGGTTAGTTCACCACATTCTTCAGCCATAATTGCTAAAAGTTCTATTCGTTCTTGTACTGTCATTCTACTACCTTTGTAAAATTACCTACTTTCTCGTATTTAACTACGTTCTTAAATCTATCTGCTATCATATCTGTTTTATGTGATATAATAAAGACATTCTCATTTTCTAGTGTATTCAGTATTTTTAAAAAATCATCTGTGCCTTGACCATCAAGACTACTATCAAAAATCTCATCTAACATAAGTAGGTTGCAGCTTATACTGTTTTTCATTTTAGCAATAGCTCGCCAGGTGAATAGTAACGCAAGATTTATTCTCATCTTCTCACCTTCACTAAAAGAAGCATATGTAAATTCGTCTCGATATCTAGAACGTATCGTTTCTTTAAACTCACCATCTAACTTAAAGTTCACAAAGAAATCCATACTTGCTAGATACTTGTTGATTAATTGATTAATGATTGGTAGATACTGTTTAATTACTTTTGTTTTGATACCTGAATCCATTAACATTGTTTTGGCTGCTTGTAGATAATCAAGTTCTTCTACTTTGGTTAGTTTAGTGTTTTCTTTTTCTTTATGTTCTTCTTCTAACTGTCTTAACTTACCTAATGCCTCACCATCTTCACTAGATTGTTTTTTTAACTCATCTATCTTATGTGCTAGTTTTGTGTTAATATTGTTTAGCTCTACTTTTGATTGACCAAACTTTGCAATATCAATTTCTGTTGTTCTCATATCTTGCTCAACACTTTTTATCTTATTTAATCTACCAGATAATGTTTGTATTTCTCTTTGCACATCTTCTAATGCTTGATTCCATTTCATTACTTGTTTATTATTATCAGCGATTAGTTCTTGTTTGTTAGATAACACTTGTTGACAAGTAGGACAGTTATCATTATCTTCATAAAACTTTTGGTGTTTATTACATTCTTTTAGTTTACTTTGAAACTGTGCCTTAAAATTACCAAGTTTATCTATCTTATTGTTTACACCGTCTTTATCTTTTATCGTATTTTTTAATTTATCTATTTCGTGTTGCAATCCTTGTATATGTGTATTATATTTTTCTATCGCTGTTTTATTGTTGGTTATCTTTTCTATTTCACTTTGTACTTCTACATCTGATCTATTATTTAACTTTTCAATATATTCTTCTTGTGTATCTATTTTGTTTTGAACAATATCTATTTCTCTTAATATATCTTTTACTTGTTCATCCATTTCTTTTATTCTTACTTTAGTCAGCATACTCATTACAGAAAATACTTTGATATCAAGTATGTCTTCTATAATTTCTCGTCTATGTGCTGTCTTCAGTTCCATGAATGGTACAAAGGTAGAGGCACCTAGTATAACCACTTGTGTAAAACTACGATAATTAAATTTAAGTATTTGTTGTTCTAATTGTTTTTGATAGTCTGCAATTGTGGAATCTTGATTTACCAGTTCATCATTTAGATATATTTCAAATATATTAGGTTTAATACCTCGTCTTATTCTATAACGATTAGATGATATACGAAACTCCAACTCAACCTCTGTGCCACCAAGATTAATACTATTAATTAATTGTTCTTTTTTGATTTCTCTAAAAGGTTTATTAAACAAAGCGAAACACAAAGCGTCTAGTATAGTAGATTTACCTGCACCATTATGACCTACAATAAGTGTAGTGGAATTATTATTTAAGTCTGTTTCTAAAAAACTGTTACCGGAAGATAAAAAGTTTTTCCATCTTATTTTTTCAAAGGTTATCATATCTCTAAATCTCCTGCCTCGGTGTATAATGCCTTCATAAGTTTTTTCAATCTACCTTTTTCTAAATCGGTTTCTAGTTCATCAATATAATTATCAAGTAGCGTAGGTGTATCTTCACTTTTCTCAGCAATGTCATCTGCTACAGTTGAGGCGTCTAGGTCTGAATAGTCTTCTATAATTTTTATATCATGTATATTTGTTTCTTTATAGAAACCATCAATAAACTTATCAAACAAATAATAATCTTTTTTCTTTTCTACAATTAGTTTAATATATTTGTCTCTATACTTTTCATAGTCAAAATTTTTGTAATCATTTTGTTCGTCATCATAATATATTTTTTCATGTATTGTATAAGGATTTACAATTCTTTCTAGTTCTCTTGTTTCAGTATCAAGTATATGAAAACCTTTTTGACAATTATAGTCATTCCACATAAACTCATACTGACTACCTAAAAAGTAGATATGTCCATCATCTGATTTTTTATGAAAGTGACCTGATAATACTTTTTCAAATCTACGAAACATTTTCTTATCAAGACCAGTATCAGAGGTGTGACCATTATGCATTTCAAAACCTTTAATTTCTAAATGACCTAATACAATATCAGCACTTTCTTGTTCTAACATCATTGTTGTTTGTTCAAGATTTTCTGGAGTAACCCAAGGTATCATTAACATTTTCATGCCACCTTTTTCTACTACTATTGGGTCTGAATATATGTTACACCAGTTTAATAATTCTCTTGGTGCATTTACAGAATTTGTATTTTTATAGTAAGTATCGTGATTACCTATAATAATATCAAAGTTTATATTTTCTAAACGATCAACAAATTTATCATTGAAATCTTTTAGTGTTTTAAAATTAACAAACTTACGTCTATCTAATACATCACCTAAATGTATAACATCTTTTATATTATGTTCTTCTAGATATGGAAAAAATATATTATCCCAAAATTTAAAGATATAATTAGCGTAGTTTGGATTATCGTTTCTGGCACCAAAGTGGGTGTCATTAATTAAAGCAATTTTCATAAGTTACATAAAAAATTCTAGTTTAGACATTTTCTTTCTTTTTATCATTTTAGTTTTAGGTTTTTCTTTTTTCTCTGGTTCAACATCAACAACCATATTCTTTCTTAAAAAGTCTGCATATGAATTTTGATATTCTTCATTATCACCTTCTTGTCTAACTATTTCGTCTAGTCCTGATTTAAGTATTAATTTTTGTTTAATTGTTGTTTGTTTTTTTTCTTTTTGTATTCTTCGTATAAATGCATAGTATATAATTTGTGTAAAATATGCGAATGGATTATTAGATTTTTCTGGATCAAAGTTTGCTACATAAGTTAAGCAATTTTCAATACCATCAGATATCATATCTTCTTTGTATGTGTAATTTATAAAGTTTGGTCTATAAGATAAGTGATTTGCAATTTTAAGAAAACACTCACCTATATAATCATTGATTGGTGGGTCTCGTCTGTTTCTCTTTCTTGCGGATAATACTTTCTTACGGTACTTTTTCATTTCTTCTAAAAAGACTTTATTATCAACATAATGCTCTGTCTTTTTTTTGTTTAATTTAACGGCCATAGTATTACTCCTAATTTGTTAGCTATAATATCAGGATATAGTATTATTGTCAAGGGTTATATACAAGATTTTGATAATTAATTTTTTTTTGTTTTTTTGCTCTTTTTGCCTTGACAAAAATTTCTTTCCTGATATAATCCGGTATGTCCGGTTTGCATAGAGTATTAGTTTAGTGAGCTTTAATCTTACCTCTCAAATATTGTAAGGTATCCCAATAGTCCTCATCTGACATTTCATCTAATGCTTGTTCAAAACTCTTTTCACCATAAGTTTTTTTCGAACCAAGAGGTTCTATATTTTTTTTCATACTTGGAAATAATCCCATTCTAACATTATTATAATATTCTACTAAATTTTGATTTGGTACCCCTATTGAAAATATGTGATTTTTATGTATTGAATAGATTTTATCTACTGTTTGAAACATCCAAGGGGTTAGTGACATTCTTTCTTCTACAAAATATGTTTCACTATCTACTGCATTTTCATGTATTCTAACTTTATATGGTTCGCTTAATCTTATAAAATCTGAACCATCAGATACCTGAATACCTGCGATAACCTGTTGACCATTTGATAACATGATCATTCTAGGTGACTGAATAGGTTTCTTTTCTTCGTTATTCGCCATATTACTATTTATCTAATATCAACATGATCTAGCTCGTAGTCAAACTCTTGCTCAGAGTATGTGTTTATTCTTTCCATAAAATGGTTAAGGGTAAAATTTTTTCTTTCTTTGTAAGAAAAGTCATCAGCAATATCATACAAATTTGCTTTAACTTTATTATTACCAAGCCGCAACCCACGACCAAGAGACTGTAATATACGAATTTTAGATTTGGTAGGGCTTGCGAATATAACGTTATGTAAATTCCTAATATTGATACCAGTAGAAAAAGTTCCGTAACTCGCCACAATAATTGCATTGTTTTCATTTTCTGTAATACTTCTTACTGTTTCTCTATCTTTAGTATCTGTGCCTCCATAAACAAAAAACAATTTTCGTGTATATGGATCTAAAGTGTCACCTATTAACCCATGTAATATTTTACCATGTTTTTCAACATACTGAAATAAAACTAAAGTATTACCTGTTCGGGTTTTTGTTAGATTACGAATAAATCTATTTCTTTTTTCGTGTGATACTATATAGTCCATTTCTTCTTGATAGTTTAGTTTTTTAACATGTTGACATTCTTCCTTAGGATACTTTAATATTAGACATTGTATGTTTAAATCTGCTAGTTGATTTTTATCTATTAGTTCTCTAGTTGTAGTAACATTATGTACTCTACCAAACAAACCCTCTAATACTAACTTATGTACCTTACTATCATCTAATGTACCAGTTGTACCTATACGATATTTTGCATTTACACAGGCACTCATAATTTTTTGCAATTCTTTAGATTTATATAAATGTGCCTCATCACCTACAACACAATCAAACTTTTCAAAATACTTTTTATCAAAAGTGGCAAGTGATTGCCATGTAGATATAACTACAGGTTTACTATCATCTATCTCATAACCATAATATTTTCTTTGTACAAACTTTTCTGCCTCCCAACCATAATCTTCAAAGTCTTTATACATTTGTTCTACTAATGATGTTGTTGGAACAACCAGTAAACAATTTTTTTCTAATGATGTGAGTAAACGAATGATACAGTAGATGATTAATGACTTACCTGAGGCCGTAGGTGATAACAATATTGTTCTTTTATTATTGATTGCATGTGAAAACGCTGAAAGTTGATAATCTCTTATTTTTATAGAATCCTTAATTATTTTGTTTGCAAACTTGGAAAAACTATCGCTTAGCGAGCCGCTGGTAGGTTTTTCAAGACCCTCTCGTATGATTGTACCCCCTCTATTTTCAATAAAGTGTTCAACGTAAGGTAATAGTCCGTAATATAGTTTACCTGTTGCTTTTGAGAATAATCTTATTTGACCATCCCATCTTTTTGCACGAACACTCGGCATAAAAGAAGCACCAGGTACTTTGAAAGTAAAAAATTCAGATAGTTCTTGTAGTAAACCTAAATCTTCACTTGTGCATTTAATATAGGATTCGTTATACTTTGTTACCGTTAATTCGTTCATCTAATTCGTCATATGAAATATTTGTCCAGTTATCTCTCTCGTCTAATTCTTCTATGTTGTCCCCTACATGTATAAATTCGTGTTTATCGTATTTGTTTAATAATCGTTTTGTATGATTTATCCAGTTATCTGGTTGTACTGCTTTTGCATTGGGTCCTACATACCCTACTGTTCCTTTGTATAGATTGTTCACTTTGTCGTTCTTCGATTTGTAATCGTACCCCACCAAATAAACCTTGTTGCTTACATCCGCTGCCATTAGTGCAATCAAAACACCTGCGTTTGTCTTCTCCTGTTGGTACTTGCCCAATCCCATCACTTTGTCTTTCTTTTTTGTCCATGTTATTTTATATCCTTCTTGATCCTCACCAAAGTGTAACTTAAAATCATCTTCATGCCACTCTTTATTTTCTTCACGAAATTTTTTCATTACATCTACATTATTTGCCCAACATACAAAAAATCTTTTCTTTTCACCTTTCCAAACCCATTCATCTATATAATTATTTACATCATCAATATCACCTAAAAACTTTGTGACTGTTTCTGGGTAGAATAATTTTTCATACATGGTATGTGGATTTTTCTCCCATGCTTTTAAATATACAGGATGTTCAAATGCATAACCACTACGATATATTTCATGACAAATATTATAATCCATTGCGACTAACACATCTGGCACAAAGTCTCTATATAAACCATTGCACCCATATACCTTGCCATGTGGTCTTAATCTTTCTAAATCAAAGTCTTTACGACTTTCACCATTACCAATACAAAATATCATTTTACAAAATATTTTATTATTTTTTTAAGAGGTTCATACACTTTCCATATTTCTTTAATATGATTATCTAATTTTTTATTAAGATCGTCTATTTTTTTCTCTATGCGTTTTAAATCTTCTTCACTCATTACATACTACCCATAGTAAATTTTTTCCACTCTATTGCGTTCTTAATTTGAAATGTGCGATTGTTTATTTGTTTAAGTGTACTCTCACAGTAACCACATATTTGTTTTAGATATTCTATTTTTTGTCTTGACTTAATTATATCTTCGTCAGCGTCAATAAATTTATCAACGTCTTGTCTTAATACTTTTAAATCAAAATTACTATCTTTATATTCTTGTGGTTCTGCTTTACCTGTATAGAATAACCATTTTTTTAAATGTAATTGTGAGTGGTCACCTTCTGCTTTTTTAAGCATAAGAGCATATGTAGAATATGTTTTTAGATATTGAGAATGAAGTTGTGGTGTCTTTAGACTTTCTAGGTCTAGTTCAGTATCATCAATTTTCAAATCTTTCTCGGCCTTCGCCTGAAGTTCATCAAGTGTCATTATTTAATCCTTTGTATTATATAGTAAACTAAAAAGGGGTCGTATATGTATGTTTCTTATATCCTAGTGTAACAGTTGCTTGTAGATATTCAATATCAGTTGCATTTTGATTATATTCTAGAGCAGATAATGCTTTAGGATATGTATCTTCAAAAGATAATTCAACAATAGGTATATTTCTTGCTGACAGTATAATTAGTTTTGCGTCTGAAAATATTGCACCATCATTAGTTGCTGTTGTTACTCTACCTGCGTCTTGAAGATTTGCTTGTTGAGATAAAGGCATTCTATCGCCACCATCTGTAATTAAAGCACGATATTTGTCATCACTATCTACTTGTGCAAGACCAGTCATCCAGTCATGTACACTACGATAGTTTGTTAAATCTTCATCTACAATAAAAGTTACAGTTAAGTCTTCAAATGTTAAATCATTACCTGGTATTCTTACAGGCATAAGTCTAGTTGGTTGATTTATTTCTGTTAGGGTTATACCTGGTATATTTGCTTGAATTGAGTTAAACTCTACTCTAGGTAATTTAGATATTTGAAACTTAAACTTTGTAGGATCAGCATAGTCTAAACCTGACCCACTTGGTTGTTTACTTGATAATGTTGTATCAGTCATATTAGTATTTATAATAAAAAAAGGGGGCGTATTATCGCCCCCCTCTAGTGGTGTTCTATACCGTTTCCAGTATAGAGGTGAACCTTTATTACATAAGGTTAGTTACTTTAACCATTCTGTAATAGATGTTTGATTGGTCTGTACCTACGTCAGAAGTCTGAGCAGAACTTTCCGCAAATGGGTTTCTAATTAAACCATATCTAGTTTTGAAACCAATTTTTGGTTGGAAAGTTGATTCCCCAACCGCTCTCACCATTTGTAGTGGAACGTATGGGCAATAGAACATACCAGCATCATAAGGTGAAGTACCTTTGTAACCCACTGTGAAGTATTGAGCCGCAGTATTATTTGACGCATATGGGTCAATATATACTTTGTATCTTCCGTTTAGAGTACCAGCAAAAGTGTTACCAGTATCGTCAACGTTTAGTGAGTTGTTAAGAGCTGGAGTATAATCTAATATACCTGCCATTTGTAAAGCAGAAGCAACGTCTGAAGAACAGATAAGAATGTTACCTTTTCCTCTTCTTGTTTCTTGTGCAATTACGTTAGCGTCTCTCTCAACCTGGAACATTAAGACTTTGAACTTCTCTACTGACCATCTTCCGTTGGAATCAGTGTCTAAGTCAAAAGTACCTGATGTAGTTGTGTTAGTGTTAGCACCTTTTTTAGCCTTTTCATAAATTGTTCTAACTACTTCCCTGTTGATTTCTCCTAGGATTTCAGCAGATAGTATGTTTGCCAATTCAGTTTCAGCATCTAAACCGTGGATTGCTTTTAGGTCCTGAGCAAGTTCCATTGTGTATTCTGCTTTTAACTGTCTAGTTTTAGCAGTAACAGTGGATTTCTCAATACTGAAAGCCATCTCAGCC